TATAGCGGTGCAGTTACCTCTCCCGCCACAAAAGAATTTAGCTTTTTTGGAAAGTTAAATATCTTGTAATCGCTGTATTTGTTATGTTTCATATTAGGTCTTTGTATTCCACTAGGATCGTAGAGTAGGTGGCTGCATCAGCCTTTTGATAAGAATAATCAATATCAGCCACAGTCTTGAGTTGTACTACAGGCATAGAGATCATTTGCTGTAATCCTTCTGTAAAGTCTTGGGTATGCGTTGCGCCTGTGTATAGCGGTTTAGTCTTGTTACCAACAACGCAGCGAATGATAACCTTAGGATTAAACTCACCCTGGGATATTCCGCTGATCTTGTCTAAATGATTGACTAGCGCATCCATGCAATTCATTATAAAGTCCATGCGCTCAATAAAAACCACAGGCTTGCAGCCTACTAATGCTAGACCTATAGCCATATCCAGCATCAAGTTCTCTGCTACTGGCATCTCAATGATTTGATCTTCTGGCACATTGACTAGCGTTCCCATTGCTCTGCCCTTCATTAGTCCATAGCCTATGAATCTAGTCTTAGGATCGGCAGCAAGATATGTATTAGCGCGAATTAAAGCATCTTTGTAGCTCATTTGATGTCCTTAAAGATAATGTGCTTCTTAGTGCCGTTGCCAGCATGAGGGTAGGTAGGGGTGTATTGATTGCGGATTACACAAGATGGCATCTCAAACCTAAACTTAGTAGGCATCCGTTCTTCAATGCTTGAATCCACAGACCTGTTGTTATCTTCAATGATGAACATACAAGGAAGATCGTGTCCTTCCACAAACATAACGGCTTCATAGAAGTGTCCTTGTTCTTCTGCTCCATCACCTAGGAAACAGTACACCCAGTTATCGCTTCCTGATTCTTTTAGAGCGTAAGCTACACCTGCTGCAATACCGCAAGTACCAGCCAAGATAGACGAAGTAAAGAAATGATGATCCCTGCTGTAAACAAACATAGAATTGCCAGAGAGAATATGTGCCATAAGCTCATTTGGGGGTATTCCAGCAAGTAAAGCGTGATGATGATTCCGATGAGTACTGAAAATCCAATCTCCATTTTTAACCTCCTCCTCAAAATGTTCAACCAAAAAGTCCTCATTACCACCTGATAAATGAATTAAATAAGGTAAGTCACCAGCTTCCCAATGCTCTGCTACGCTTTTCTCAAAATCAATTAAGTCTTGTTTTTTCATATAAATTCCCTTATGTCATCAAGATCCTTAGGATCAACAACATAGTTATCCCCATAACCAAAATCTTTTACTTGGCATTTCTTTAAGAAATCAGCTTTATTAATTGCTCCAACAAGCTCAACTTGGTAATGATTAAGATACCTAGCTAGTACCGCAATGTCCGCTTTAAAGTGTTCTACGCTACGAAAGAGTAAGTACTTAGCCCGTGTAGTCTTGACATCAAAACGATAGCCAAAACAATCAAAATCCCATCCAGGATCACCTCCAGGGTGTAGATCAAGATTAACTGGTATCCCTAAGACTTTACCCACAGCCCATTCCCCTGCCATGCCTTCAGTAGTAATAGCAAACTCATCTCGCTTGGTATCAACCTTGTTGCTAATGATCCCTAGGTCTTGCTTGTATTTCCACCGATCATGGGAAGCCCAAGCAATCTCATAGGTATCTAATTCGGATAGCCTGACAATCATTTTGCAAAGACTACGGCAGCCCAGACAACTAAAGCGATCCCAAGAAAAGAAAAATAAATTTCAAAATTCTTTCTGCGAATAGATTTGTGGCTTCCAAGCAACACAGACTGTATTAGTTCCATGTCATCGCATATTTCAGGGCGCATATCGGGATGGTAGTTAGATCCAATCTCTACGCCAGTTCTGGTTCTATATGGTACTTGTTTCATGTTATCCCCTTGTTAGTGGCTGGTCGTTCAGAAAGATGCCAGCCGTCACCTTCCTAACAGTCCTCTTTTGAAGAACTCACATCTGAACTTATGGAGGTAATTTCCTCAATAATTACACGGATAGCGCCACCTTTGATTGCTTTACCTCTCACAATAGATAGCTCATCCACCTGAAAATCATCGTCAAATACGCCAGCATCCTGCAAAGCATCTAGGACTGCTTTGATGCGATTATCAATATCAATCTTCCGCTTATCGCGGGGAAACAACACCATTGAAATTCGCAACTTCTGATCTCCTAGTTTAGGTACTCTGTACTCAACAACATAATCGGCTACTGCTGCCTTAAAAGCTCTGCCTTGCGGACTAATGATTGTTCTCCCCCTAAAGTTCCTCCAATAGGTATTCATACTCGGAGGAAAGGGGAGAGTTAAAAAGATCATAAGCAGCTAAAAGGAATAAAGTAACCATCTTCTTCTGGATTCCAGCAGCATAGCGCACCCTTAACCACAACGCATTTAGTAGGTTCAGCTTGAGCTACTGGCATATACGCCAGCATTAGACTAAAAAGGCACATCAGAATCTTGGACACGATTGACCTCCTTTGGATATTGAGTATCACCATTAGGTTTCCAGTTATCTTCAGACAAACTAATGAGCTGACCTTTAGGCGTGTTCTTAGTCCATCCTGCAATCTTGAGGGTTTGACCTGCTTTGTAGTCCTCTGAGAGCAAGATAGTACCTTTCCAATCAGGTGCTTTCTCATGCTTTTTGTCGGTGTTTTGAAACAATACTCCCTTGCCCATCTGGGCGATATGACCATTAGCCATTACATACTCCTCACTTTTTGTACTTCAGTTAAAAATTTGGCGGTGTAGCTGCCATTCCAAGTGCGTGTAAACGCATCATTCGCCCTGCGTAACAACTCATACTTATGATTTTTTTCCTTGCGGTCATACTTATCTGAGCTTTCAATGCGCTGTGTTATATCGACAAAGCCAGCAATCCAATCCTCAATTGAAAAGTAATTGGCATAAGGATCTTCAATGCCTGGAACATACAAGGGGAGCTTATGGATCATGCTGCCAATGTTGCCAGAACCCGCTACTCTTGGAGCGCTAGGGATGTCCTCTACAATCTCAGCTAGATCCACTACCTCACCAGTAGCCTGATCTACTTTTCCAAGCTCCTTGGGCGCGGTGAAAGTTTCAGTTTCTTCAGGTGTATAGAACCCTGTAACAGATCCAGGGAAAACTGATCTAATCCCCTCTGAAATACAACGGCTTCGTAACATCGCTCTAGGGAACTTTTGCCATCCAGATCCAGGTTTAACAAGACCGATTTTGCTTGCTTGCTCGATAGTCCATGTAACCGCAAGCTCACCCCCGTTGGGATGTGAAAAAACTCCTGTAACTTTGTCATCTGTATATTCCTTCCAATCAACTTTTCCACCTGCGTTTTGAAAGCGTGCCAGCATTGCATCTGCTTTAAGTGCTGGTCTGCCTTGGATAATATGAAAATCTCTTGCTGCTGTCGCGGGGTGCAAGCCCTCGCTCTGAGCTACTGCCATGAGAGCTAACACCGAGTTCTTGTCCTTCATACCAAACAAGCCCGATGCTGCAATAGCAGCAGCCATTTGCTCCATCTCTGAGTAGGCGATTATGTTAGACATGGATCATCTCCGCTAAAGTTAAAACTGTGTCAATGACAGAACTGGCTGCCATCACCCATACCGCTATATCTATTGAGTTCATTTGATTAAAAACCTCCGTGATCCTGGCATCTCCACAATGAACTGGTCATATATGTCTGGATAGCCTTGTTTTAAAAGATCTGCTGAGAAGCGTTTAGAAGCCTTTGAAGCCTTCCAAGTGACTAGGGTAGTACCATCAACCGCCCTGATCTCTGAGTTATCTGCCATAGCGTTTCTAATGGATACCTCTAAGGTTTCCTCTAGCTCCTCTAGCTGCTTGCGCTGCCCTTTGATTTGCTTTAGCTGCGCTACAACCTCCTCTACCTGCTGCGTAGCTGTGATGACACCAGCGTTATCAGTAGGGTAGATAATCTTAGTCTGCTCAATGGTTTCCGCTTCAGGCAGCGTGCCAGCCTTGCAGTAACCCCAAACCTTTGCCATCTGCTTTATGAGGTCATCCTTCATCTGATCTGTAATGTGAAACTCAAAAGTCTGAAACTCTTGACCTCCAAACAAAACAGCTAGATAGATGTGATGAACATTGTGTACGGTGGCTTCATGAACCAGTTGTGCAAAATCGCTGGCAGGGATTCTATTGCTATCAGGATCAAACTTAGAACGAACACCAGCATTGTAGTTTTTGGCTTCAATGAGGGTATTTCCATCCGTGCTAATAAAGTCAAAATGACTGCGAAACCAATCATGTTGAGGATGAGTAAGAGCGTAATCAGCATCTTTAATTT